AAGAGGTGTACAAAAAGATTACTCAGCGTTTGTAGTATTAGATGTTACCAAAATGCCTTATAAGATAGTGGCCAAATATAGAAACAATGATATAAAACCATTATTGTTTCCTCATACAATTGACAAAGTTTGTAAGGCATATAATCACGCACACGTATTAGTAGAGACAAACGATTTAGGACAACAAATAGCAGAGGCATTACAATTTGAATTAGAGTATGACAATCTATTGATGACTACTCAAAGAGGTCGTGCTGGTCAAATACTAGGTGCTGGTTTCTCTGGTAGAGGTTCTGGCTTTGGTGTTAAGATGACTAAACAGATTAAAAAGATTGGCTGTTCTAACATTAAGACACTAGTTGAAAGTGATAAGATTGTTATTAATGATTTCAATATAATTGAGGAGATGTCAACTTTTATAAGAAAAGGTCAATCTTGGCAGGCTGAAGAAGGTAATACAGACGATTTAATGATGTGTCTAGTAGTATTTGGCTGGTTGTCTAATCAACCATTTTTTAAAGAAATGACCGATACTAATGCTAGGCAAATGTTATATGAAGAACAACAAGCGTTGATTGAGCAAGATATGTCGCCTTTTGGCTTCGTAGATGACGGTATTCCAGACCACGAAAAGTCAGAGGTAGACGAATACGGAACGGTATGGCATCCAGTAGTACGTAAGGGTCTCTAATTGCTGGGTATTATAAATATCAGTAGAGTATGACTTTTGACTATGGGCGTATGAATAATACGAGTTTTGAAGTAAATGAATAAAAATAATTTGCAAATTAAGAAGGAGAAACCCTAATGGCATTTCAAGTATCACCAGGTGTTCTCGTACAGGAAAAAGACTTAACAAGAATTATACCTGCTGTATCTACATCAATAGGTGCCTTTGCTGGAACTTTCAAGCAAGGTCCTTTAGATGAAGTAGTAAGTATTTCTAGTGAGCAAGAACTTGTATCAACGTTCGGTAAACCTGATTCTTCAAACTTTGAAGATTTTTTCAGCGCAGCCAACTTTTTACAATATTCTAATGCTTTAAGAGTTGTACGTGTACAGAATTCATCTGTATCAAACGCAACCGAATCAGGTTCAGCGTTTGTAATTAAGAATACTACTGACTACACAAATAATTATGCTGACGGTTCTGCTTCTGTTGGTATGTGGGCAGCTAGAACAGCTGGCGCTTTCGGAAACTCTTTACAGATTTCTCAATGTGCTTCTGCTACTGCTTACGAAGAAACTAACAAAACTACCGTCGCTGACGCCGCTATGGCTGTTGGTGATACGGTTGTTACCGTTTCTTCAGGCAACGGAATAGAAATCGGCGATATAGTAAATTTTGGTGGTGAGTATGAATATAGAGTAGTAGGTAAAGCAACTAATGATTTATCAATTGTTAGAAAAGAAGAACCTGCTTACTTCGGAACTTCCGACTCTTCTGGTTTACACGAAGCACCTACTAATGGCGCTCAAGTAAGAAGAAGATGGAAATATTACGAACTATTTGACAAAGCGCCAGGAACATCACCTTATGCGACAGCAAGAGGTGGCGTAAATGACGAAATGCATATAGTAGTAATTGATGAAGACGGAGATATTACAGGAACTAAAGGCGAAATTTTAGAAAAATTTGAAGCAGTTTCAAAAGCTTCAGACGCTAAAACAGCTCAAGGTTCTGTAAACTACTATATTGACGTAATTTATAAATCATCTAACTACATCTACTGGATGGACCACAATCCATCAGGATCCAACTGGGGTAGTGCAGTAGCAGGAACAACATTTACAGACGTAACCGCTGTTTCTAGTGTATCACTTCAATCCGGTTCTGACGGAACTACAGCAACAACTGGCCAAAAGAAAACAGCATATGAAAAATTTGCTGATGGTGAAACGGTTGATGTTGGTCTTATCATAGCAGGTGCTGGCGACAAAACACACATTGATAACTTAATCACAATTGCAGAGAACAGAAAAGACGCTGTTGTATTTGCAAGTCCTGAAAGAAGTGATGTTGTGGGTGTTGCTAACGCTAACACACAAAAGAGCAATGTAATTGATTTCTTCAATCAAATCAATTCATCATCTTACATTGTGTTTGATAGTGGTTACAAATATACATACGACAGATACAATGACGTATATCGTTTTGTACCATTAAACGGAGACATAGCAGGTCTTTCAGCAAGAACTGACCTTATTGCAGACGCTTGGTATTCACCAGCAGGCTTCAATAGAGGTATAGTTAGAGGTGCTGTTAAACTTGCATTTAATCCAACTAAAGCTCAAAGAGACGAATTGTACAGAGCAAGAGTAAATCCTGTGGCAACATTCCCAGGTCAAGGTACGGTTCTTTTCGGAGACAAAACTGGATTATCTGCTCCTAGTGCTTTTGATAGAATAAACGTAAGAAGATTGTTCATCACTTTAGAAAAGGCGATAGCAACTGCTTCTAAATTCCAATTGTTTGAATTCAATGATGAATTTACAAGAGCGAACTTTAGAAACATTGTAGAACCTTTTTTAAGAGAAGTACAAGGTAGAAGAGGTATCACAGACTTTTTAGTAGTGTGTGATGAAACAAACAACACAGGCG